ACTTTCTATACTAAGTATACTATACAATTATATATTTATAAAGTATTTAATTAAAAAAACAATATAAATTTTCTTCAAAATAATACTATACATTTATATAATTATATAGTATAATTATATATGTAAGGAGGTGATACGCCTTGCACATAATCGAAAAAATCCTAGAGGCACCAACACTAGTTGCGATAGTGTTAATAACTCCAGGATTGATTAAACAAATTCGATTGTGGCATCTTGGTTACTTAGATAGAAAAGACCAAGAATAGTTACAATGTAGGGGTGTTAAGCCCCTCCTTACAAATTATTATATACATTATAATAGGAGGTTTCAAGTTTTGGAAATGAAATGGATTTTAACCATCTTAATTCTATTGTTACCAACTTTCATTATGATTGCTCGTAGAACACACTTTTATTACTTAGATAAAAAAGCAGAAAAACGAAAATAAAAAAAGCCCTTAGGACCGACGAGAACAAAGAGAATAAAAGCGTCGATTCTAAGGGACAATTTTGTTAAATCATTATATATTGTAGTATATATCGTTATTGGCTAATGCTGCGCGTCCGTTATTGGCTAGTGTGTCGCTTCAAAGATAAACCTTGTATAGATAACAATATTCAGCCGATTTCCGTCAGCTCATTCATGCATCTATTATATTACATTCGTTAGTGATTTGTCTAATATTATTTTACAGATTCTTTCTTGTGCCAGTTAGTAACGCCCGATGTTTTTTCGTTGGTGTTCAACTTAGTTACTTTACCCCACAAGCTGCCGTTCTTGATGGCTTCTTCGAATGTTTCGCCTGTTTTCTTCTTGCCGACTGGCATAAAGTGATAATCGTTACTACTACCAGGCTGTGCATATTTAACACGTAGAATCCAATAACCTTTACTGTTAATGAACAGATGGTCAAAGTTTAAATATTGACCTTTTTTAAGTCCGTCAGATACTTGTAAGTGTGGGCGCATATGTTGGTCGCCTCGATAAATTGCGATGTCTGCGTCTGCTGTGAAAGTACCACTCCAGTGGTAGCCCCAACTTGCTCTATCGATAGACTTAGAAACTTTCTTAACGGTTAATGTTTGACCTGGTTTAATGTTGGCCGATTTAAGATTATTAAGCTGTTTTAAGGCGTCCACAGTGGTATTGTTCGCTGTTGCAATGCCCCAAAGTGTGTCGCCTTTTTTAACTTTGTAACTGCCGTTTTTAGCTTTCTGTGCGTTTGCTTTCGGCGCTGTTTTAGTTGGCTTAGTCTTGCCTGTGCTTTTGCCGTTCTTAATCGCGTTCATGTGTTGCTGTACGCGACGAACGAACCAATCCCAATAACCATGCGCGCGCATTTTGTGTGGACAATCTTTTCTTGACCAATGCCAGTGCTGTCTTAGTCTGTCAGTACCCCAGCCGTATTGAATTAGCACATAGGCTCTATATAACGCTGCATTTTCTTGCGCTTGTAAATAACGTTCAGACATCGAACCACTGTAACCATTATCCATAGAACGCGCGATTTCAATTCCGATGCTTCGTCTGTTTCCTGTTCCTTGTCCGTCGCCGGCGTGCCAAGCGTTACGCGTAAATGGTATCAATTGAATGACAAAATTTTCATCAATAACAACGTGGTAACTCACTTGATTCCAATTACCATTCATATAATTCGCTTCATTAATCGCGCTTGCCGTGTTACCTGTGTTGTGAATCGTTAAATATTGTGGGTTCATCGCATAAGGCGCTTTAACACTTAACATTGACGTAGGCGTCCAACGATTTTGTAATGTGTAAGCCATTATTTACCGCCCTCCATTTTTTCATGGTCATCTGCGAGTAGTTTTTCGACATCGACTTCCTCGTCCGCTTCGAATCCTTCAAAACCTTCTGCGGATTCTTCGACTTCGATTTTTTCAACGTCTAATGGTTCCCCCACACCGCCGTATTCTTGATTGCGTGTCCATACGTCTTTTTTCTCTGCCATGTCCTTCACTCCTTTTAAATTTAGGCATAAAAAAGACGACCTACTTAAGTAAGTCGTCTATATATTTATTTCATGCCCTGTCTTTCGAGTTCTTGTTCTTGCTTACGCGCTTTGTCTGTAATTACGAAGGTATTCTTATAAATACCATAAGCAATTAGTAGAAGCGGGATTCCTGCGTTTAATACTTCTAACCATGCATTAATAGAATCCGGGTTAAACCATTCGGCCGTGATTCCCACAGATTGCAGGGCTAAATATAAAGCGCCTAAGAATCCACCAATCAAAGCGACAAACTGCTTGATTTTATCGTTCTTGTGCTGCTTTTGTGTGTTAGCCATCTGCTCACCTCCTTTCGTTGTTCTCTAATTCCTTTATTCGTTTTCTAAGACGGTCGTTTTCATCGCATAATGTTTGGTTACGCGCTTCCGCTCGTTCGTAACGCTTTTCCCAATCATCGTTAATCTTTTCATAATAGGATAAGATAGTGTTTATTTTGTTAACGTTAGTTTCATCTTTTTTAGGCCGATTAGTTATAAGATTTCCTATCCACAATGCGACGGCACTAATTAAACCTAATAGGATAGACACAATATAGTCGGTAGACATTTTAAATTTTTACCGCCATAGAATAGGTTAGATATACCATTAAAGAGGTATAAAGCCATGCTGTGTTAGGTGGGGGCGCGATTAGGTAACTAAGCGTTAAAATCCCCCACAATAGAATAAGCACATATGATGCTGCTAACATAATAAACCTATCAGTCGTTAAATATCCTATGATTATGCCAATTGGTAGAAGCATAAACAAAAGCCCTATCGCGTGGGCATATATTATTGTTTTAATTAATTCGTACCAAGCGTAATGCAATAATATATCCGGTTGTAATAACAATTGGAATCCATACCCCAATGTGAACAAAACAACGGGAATGATAAGCACGCTTAACTTTTCACGATTAAGCACTTCCCTTATTTCTTTCTTTGCGTTGTCTTGATTCAGTTGTTCGCTCATTATCTCGCCCCTTTCTGTTTGAAGTGAAGCGGTGGTCTATTCTTCCACACCGTCGGCCGCTGCGTCTTCTGCATTAGCTTTTTCTTCCGCTGCTCTTTCTTCTTCTATTTCTTCTTGTGTGGCTGTGTATTCTTCTAAGATTCTATAGAAGACGTCCGGAATATCTCTTGATATGTGCGTTTGTGCGCTTGAATCCCTTAACACATAACAATAATAATCTTCGAGACCATTTTCTTTATATGTTGCATTAAGACCGTTCGCGAATTGTGCCGCTAGTGTGTTGTCGTGAAAAGCGCTATCGGCGTCCGGGCTGTCTAAGGAATCAAGTAAGCCGTTCCACGGATTCGTTCTTAAAATTTCCACACTTTCGTTAATTCTGTTGATTCTCGCTACATAAAACTTTAATTCTGTTGTTTGAATGTTGTCTTTTGCCATTTTAAAAGCCTCCTAATATTATTTGTTAACTTCTTCTGTATAGTTTTGCGATTGTTGGAATCCTGCTTCTTCGTTTTCTTGTTGCAACTTCTTAACTAGCGCTTTAAGTCTCGCGTTTTCCATTGCATAATGTTTAATCGTGTCGCCAAGTTCTTGTTCTACTGTCTCGAAATTGATTTCCATTGTGGACACCTCCTAAAAATGTATATAAAAAGACACCGACAAACCGCTATTAAGCGTATTTATCAGTGTCCCTTTATTAGTTTTCTAAGTTATAAACACGGTTCGCCAAACTTCTAATTTGGTCTATTAGATTACTGATTGATTTTTGGTTCGCTTCTGCCCTTGATACAGCTTCTTTAATACTGAATAAACCACCACGGACAAAGTAAACATCGGTTTCTGTAAATCTAAATCCGGCGCCGTTCGTGCTACCGTTGTCGTACCTTATTTCTGTGTGGCCATTAAGATTTGTAAATCTTAGACTATTTATGCGCCATGTCCACACGCTGTGGAACGGTGTATTTGAACGACCTAAAACATAGTTGTCGGCGCTCGTTGGTGGTTTCAGATATGCGTATCTGTTACTTAGTGACGTCGTGAAGTCGACTTCAAAGGCCATGTCACTGCTTGAATTACCTCCACCGAGATAAACTTGACCACCAGTCAGTCGTGCGCTGTTGGCACCACCACCGACAGTTAAACCAGCGAAGCCGGAACCGTTGGCGTTAATATTACCGTCTGTGTTGTAGTGCGCGCCACCAAAGTAAACAAAGTTATTACCGTCCTTATTCGTGGCTGTACCGAATCCGGATATAACTTGGCGTGAATCACTTAAGGAAGAATCATAAACGATTCTGAACATATTCGCCTCATTCCAAAAGTTGATGGTCGATTCACCGTAGAAGTCTATTTCATTCTTGTTTAAATTGACTTGCATGTTGCCGTTTTGGCCGCGCAATATTCCGCCGGATATTTTATCTGCCGTCAAATCGTTTATGACCGTGCGGCCGTTCACCATTTTCACGTCACCAACTAAGTCGATGTTTTGCGCATCGATTTTTAAATCGCTGGCGTCTATACTTAGTTTGTTCGATGCGATTCTCATAGAAGAATTATCCGCATTGATTTGTGACACGATATTATCGCCGCGCATTTCCACGGTGTAAGGTGTGGCCGTTGCGGATTTCTCGAGTTTCCATTCAGAAATGTATATTCCGGCTGTGGTTTCTGCTCTGTTATTTATGCCAAAGAACATAAAACAATCATTACCGGAAAACGGCGCCTTGAAAGTGTAAGTCATTTTATAAATGATTCTGCCGTTGACTTCACCTAATCTATAACGATGTCTTTCAACACCATCACCGCCGTTAATATCTAATCTAATCTGTCTTCTGTCTGATTCACGGCGCATATAGACATAGTTAGGGGGATTGTTCCAATTGGTCGCATAAAGGACCGAGAATGTATAATACTCCCCTTCTTGCACACTGAAACGGTTACTTGGATAGCCATTATTAGAGTGGTTACGCGTCCATATATAAACCAGTGCGCCTTCTCGACGTTTTAGGAATAACCACCCTTTACCGACGTCAAGTCCAAGTGTTATCGCCTTAGATAATGATTCGTCGTTCGCGGTTAATACATGCGTACTTGTTAAGGCGTCCGGGTTATTCCAAAAATCGGTATAGCCGATTAAGTTATCATTCACAAGCGCGTTACCTTGTGCGCCTCTTACTGCGAGTGTGAGTTCCTCACTGGCGGTTATATCTATCTTGCTACCGTCTAGCTTAATGCCGTCCGGTCCGACTGAATAACCGTTAATGATGCCGTTTGAATCATAAGTAAAGTTAAGACCGCTTCGGCTATCAAGTGTTAATTCAGATAAAGCATAAGAAAGCGTTTCGTGTGATTTGTTTATCGCTGTGTTAGATGCTTTAAGACTTAACCGTTTGTCTGTCTGCTCTATATTCGTTTCATTGGTAACGAGGCGGGTTTCTAAGTTCTCGAGCGTTTCCCCTGTGTCTTCGGGTGCTGGGGTGTACTTGGTCGCTTGATTCCCTTTTTCGAGTTGTGGTTCGGTCATATAGAAATAGTTATAAGTACCTTTCTCTATATAAACACCAAACATAAAACGCGCGCGTCCACTAAACCACGGTTTGAACACAAGTTTATATTCGTAAATTTTATACTGCCCGGCGCGTTTTTCGCCTTTGTCCACGCCGATAATATCCGCTAAGCCCTGGTTGCCTTCGTTACCGTCAACGTTCATAAGGTAGGCGTAATCGAAAACCTCTAAACCTGCCATCGGATTCGCTTTAACAGTGACAATATATTCTTGTCCAGCGACAACGGGTTCAGTAAGTATTGGTGTCTGTACGCCCATTGTCCCCGAACTGGAATTATTAGGGTTATCAGTTAACACAAGGAAATAGTCGTCTGCTTCAATCCTATCTCTAATTCTACCAGCGCCCCACGCCTTCCAGCCTTCCGGTGGCGCTTCACCGTGCTTAAAGTTAGTACCTGGAATCAAGTTCCGACCACCGACTTCGATGCCGTCCATTTCTTGCTGTAACTCATCACTGGTTACTCTTTGGCGTATCATGTCGGCGTGTTGCTCGATAGACGATTCGGCACCGCTTAGACGGCTCACGATTCCATTTATATCCGTGGAATAATCAACTTTCTTAACGACATCGGATAAGTAAGTGTCTTTCACTTCTTGCATGATTTCTGTGACTGATTCGGAAATACTTATATCGCCCACAAGTTGACCATTTACCACCTCTAGGCCTTCAAATCTATCTGCGATGGCCTCTAGGGCATCAAGATATTTTTGTTCGCTGTACTGGCTTTGTAGTAGTTTAAATCGTTGTTGAATTGCTTGGTTCGCCTGTTTGATTGCTTCGCTTAAGAACTGAACCTTATTTCTGTACTCAACGATTAAAGCCTGCACATTGATAAGTCGACCGATTGTGGCCGTGTCCTTATCCATGACGGATAGTTCGTCTTCTATCTGCGTGAATATCTTGTCTACTTGTCCGATTTGTTCGTTCAATGCTTTCTTAATGTTGGTGTCCACAAGATACTCATTTTCGAGTAGTTCGTAAACGCTGTTTTGTAAATCTAAATGCTTAACGTGTAAGGATTCTTTCGTGTTAATCAGTGAAGTATAAAGCGCTTCTTCTCTAGTGATTGCCCCAACTTCTTCGGCCTCGGTTACGGACGATTTTACCCAACGGCCATCTTCAAATCTATATAAAACACTGGTTACGCCGCTTGTATCAAGCCATAAGTCGCCATCTTTTGGATTGTCGGGCGCTGTGTCTGATTTCTCGATTTTACGTTCATAACTATTTAATTCGTCTTCTATGTCGATTTTAATATTTTCAGTATTTCGGACCGCTTCGTCTAGTCTTTGTTGAAGTGTGGCCAACATACTATTAAAGTATTTCCGCAAGTCCTCGCTTTCGTACTCCACGATGTCCCCAAACGTGAAATTTCGGTCTGAATCGTCTAAAAGGTTGCGTTCAATACGTTTAGTATTGGCTTCTGCGTATCGGTCCAGCTCGACATCTTTTATACGAATCTTGTCGTATTTACGGACCTTCTCATGGCCAAAGTTTTGCTCTAAGTTGACTGCCGATATTTCATAGTCAATTTTAGGACTTGAACGCTTGTTCAATTCCGTTTTAGCCAAGCTAATTAAACGCTTGCGGGTCATGCTGTCGTTTTCTGTTGATGGTTCGTATAACTTCCATATGAACTGGCCCGGCTTGTTATATTTGTCGTTCGCTTTTCGGTCGGTGACAATTTCCGTTAATCGCGGTAAATCGTTCCCGTCCTCGTCTTGTGTTTGTGGCCCAAGTGCGATTAAAGCCGTTGCCATTTCTTCCGTGTTTTCTTGACGCTTGAACTCGACTAAGTCTTTGCCTCTTACAATCTCTTTACCGTTGAATAAGTGGTTAATGTGGACCAAATCGACGTAACGCTTTGTCACTCGGTTATATTCGACTTCCACACGGAATCTTAAGGCCATCTCGAAGCGGTTCGCAATAATCGAAAGTAATTCGTAAGGTGAATTATAGCCCGTCCAACTTATCGAACGAACTCCACTAAACTCGACGTTACCAACTTCCCAAGTTGTGCCGGTCGTTGCGTACTCTACCCACTCTAAGGTGGTCAACTGCGTTTTACTATCCGGCGCAATTGGTTTCGCATTGTCTAAGTCCTCCAAATATGAAGCGTTAGAAAATACTGTTTTTTCTTCGTCTATCTCGTCGATATTCTCGATAACAAATTCCCTATAGTATCCATCATCATCAGTTATCAATAAACGGTTACGGGACGTTAGTCCCTCGTAATCACTCACCACGGTAAAATCGAGCGTTTCTTCCTTACTTTCTGCATCTTCTATATGTGTACCTTCAATGATATTACCGTTCTTAGGAATGTCGCTTAAGACCTCGTCCGTGCGATTGTCAATTACTTTAATCAATCCATTTCACCACCTTTTATAAGTATTTATCGAACCAGCGAATCGTCGTATCAAAAGTTTCTTGTGGCTCTACCAACAATGTGGATAAGCCCGGCTCTAAACTAAAATAATTACTTGCAAAATCTTTTAAGTCTGTTCTTGGTTCATCGTTGATTGTGACAACGTTACTTTTCGAATCAACATTGACCACGTCCCCAGGTTGCAATATAAGGGGTGTTTCGTCGTCGTCAGCGCCTTTTAAATTCACTAGGCCCAAATAGTCGAAGTAAACCGGTAACGTGTCATATCGGCTATATGTGGCCGCGTACAAGTAAATCTGTCTAATTGGTTGCTGGAACTTATGGTCTTTGTCTGTGAATGTTGTGTTATATCTTGAACCGATGCGGATTCTTCCGTTCTCGTCTTTGAAGTTCTTCCAAGTATACAACTCGAACACTTCGCCACGTCTTACGACCTTACAGAATATAAAGTCGTCTTTATACGCTGCACTTGAAGCCCCTGGATAATCTAATATCTGTGTCGGTGTGCCGTATGCATCATACAATCTTACGACAAAACGAACGCGACTATATGATTGGTGGCCATCTAATAAACCGAACGAACAAACTAACTTCCCCGCTTCGTCTACTAAATGAACAAATCCTTTTCCGACACCTGTCCCACGGTCAAACAACTTAATCTTAGCGATTGCGCTAAAATCTTCGACCGTGTCAGATAACGAGCGCATGATTCCGGGTCCGTGCCATTCTCGGTTATTGTCCGGCTGGCCATAGTCGAAGGCTCGGAAGTTCGAGCCTTGCCCGCCAGTATCGAATCGACCTTTGACCGTACCACCTGTGACAATGTCATCAATGCGCCCCGTCTGTATGGTTGTCCACGGGACTATGTTCGTCATATGGTCTTTAATAACATACGGTGACGCGTTGACTGTTGCCTTTAATGCGTCTTCGGGTTGCCCTATCATGAAATAGTCTTCCACACCTTTCGACACCATGAACATGGTGGAAGGTTCTAAGGCGGTCGCTTCGATTGTGAAGTCTGTGGCTGCTGTCCCTTCGTTTACCACGTCGACACTGTCCGCGATTGCTGTATTTTTGTATATCGCATTAGAATATTTATAAGGGTCCGTCAAGACGATTGTAAGCGTAAATTCAGCATATCCATTGACCAGTGTTGGCATCTCTATAGGTCCGTCAATATAGCCATACCAAAAGAAGTCCTGGTCCGTGATTCTGATTCTTGCTTCATCGTCGCCATGATTCACAAAGTCGACGACCTTATCTAATATTTCTTTACCAGTTAACGAGTTATCTCGGTTACTATATATCACTTCAATATCAAACGTGTAAGGCTTGATATTGCGACGGCGTTTTATAGCGCCTGGCCGTCCTTTAACCTCCTGTATTTCTGTTTCAACATTAAAAGAGGGGATTATAAAATCCCCTGTTACATATAGTTGATTGAGGCTATGGCCATTGATTTCAAGTCTTCTTACTGCCATTTATCACACCTCTTTATTAATTTTTATTAAATCTGTTACGTCTGCGGTTGCTATATTGAATCATGTCATCAATATCTTTATAAGTCTGCTTGGCAACTTCTCGGCCGTTCATTTCAAACGACATGCCACCATTGACGAACTGGCTCATAAGTTCGATAAGTGTATCGAGTTTTTCTTCCACAGCTTGGAATCCTTGACCGCCTTGTGGACGGCTTGGAATGTTTTTCGTCTGTGTGCCTTGTCCGCGTAATCTGTCAGCGACATAGCTAAATAACTGCATCGCTTCACTTGGTTGGTGAAGCGGGATAACAACTTCTTCTTTGTTACCTTCTGCACCGAGGAATAAGCCTTCTTTTTGAAGGATTCCACCTTTTTCGTAACCGTGACCTTTACCGATTACGCTTAGCATACCGCTGCGACCATAACGGCTTTTAGCGTAGTTCATACCAGCGACTAAGTTGTGAAGCGGGTTCATGATGTTAGTCATGCCGCTATGCTTGTAAGCATTGAACGTTGGCGGTATCACTTGGACTAAGCCACGCGCTTCATTTCCGCCGCTGTTAATGTCTATGATGCTTTGAACCGCTCGCGCGTTCCCACTGGATTCTGTGTCGATTTGACGAATCCATGCATCGACATAAGGCTTAGTCGTTGGCAAACCGTTTTTCTTAAGCGCTGCGACAACTTGTGGACGCCAAGCGCCTGCGGCTTTCGCAGCACCGCCAGCACCGCCACCGGATAAGTATTCGTCCGGGTCGACGGTGTTCTTATTCGTAACGTATTGTGAATTACCCTTCTCTACTTGATAGTGAAGGTGTGGACCTGTTGTCCATTTACCACTATTACCAGTTTTTGCGAAGGCTTCACCTTGTTCAACTCGGCCAGTCTTAAGAATGTCTGATAAGTGCATGAAGAATTGAGTAAATTTACCACTTATCAATCTAGCAACTAGACCGCCGCCGACATCATTAAGTTTTGTTACTTGTCCGCTGTTTGTTGCGGTTAATGTTGTACCGGTTGGCGTTGCGTAGTCGATTCCGTAGTGATGACCGTTGTTGAAGTCCCTCGGATAACCAGGAACGGGACTATTCGGGCTGTAAGGCGTTGTCACTCTAAACTTAGTGAAGGACGAACCGTCACCACTGCCAGCTTCTTCAAACCAGCCGGTGAATAGATTCTTAACGCCGTCTTTAAGTTTCTTGTAGGCTGTATCAAGCAAATCTTTGATTAAGCTACCTTTGGCAAAGTCGAAATTGAATCCAAAGGAATCGATAACTTTATCGACAAGTTTGCCCGGGTTTGTTGCATAGTCCCAAACGTCGCCAACTTTTTCCATCGCTTTGCTACCTAAGTCTTTCGCACCTTCCCAGGCTTTGCTCGCGGTATTACCGATAAACTCACCTAAGCCAGTGCCTCGACTGTAACGTGGCGCGTTCATAATCGCGTGTGTATCTCTACCATTGATTACGCGTGCGCCGCGTGGTAGATATGTCATCGTGTCTTTATTAGGTGTCATCGCGATTTTTCCGTTTGGATATTCAATCAGTTCATTACGATAACCACCTGGGCCGTTTCCTGGACCACGGTCGCCCACAGTGGCGAATGTGCCTTCTTTAAGTCGGCCGTCGTATGTGGTAGACACTCGGCGGTTAATCTGTTGTGTACCAGTGGATAGTTTAATCTTCGGCAATGAATCCATGCCAATCTTTTCAGCTACCCAGTTAATACCTTCAATTAGTTTATTGATTCCTTTTTTCACGGCGTCGACCATGTCGCCGATTTTTTCCGTGATGGATTCAATAATATTTGAAATACCGTTTTTCATTGTATCGAATGTACCTTTGACGCTAGACCACAATTTATCGACGATTTTCGTTACTGAATCTTTAATACTATTCCATGTACGCGTTAAGGTGTCTTTCACTCGGCCAAAAATTCGACCTGTAGTGCTACTAAATGTATTCCAAGTACCACGAACACTTGACCATAGATTCTTAACGGTAGTAGATACAGAATTATAGATATTACGGAAAATCATTCGAAGGGTATTCCATAGTGAACGGAATATATTATTTGTCGTTGTGCGGAATGTTAACCAAACCGCTTTAACCGCGTTCCATAAACTTTTAACGATATTTGAAACCGTGCGCCAAATACCTCGGAATATAGAACTCATTACACGCCAAACTGTATTAAAGATTGTACGTGTGACACTTAAGAATACATTCCAAATACCGCGGACAACTGCCCACAATGACTTAGCGGTAGTGGTTACTGCGCGCCAAATATTCTGCCATATGTTGGACATGAACGAACGAATCGCGCCAAAAATTGAACGCGTCACATTCGAGAACGTTGTCCAAATCGTGCGGCCAGTATTTAATATTCCAGTGAATATATTTCTTATTGTCGTCCACATGGTCGTAAATATCGTTTTCGCACTGTTGAATATGCCTTTGACGAATCCGACAATCGACTTGCTTATCATTCCCCAAATTGTGGCCGCTGTGTCCCACAATGCGCGGAATATGCCGACTGCGTTCTGTCTTAAGCCGTTAAATAGTGCGAGTGCTGTTTTAACAAGTGATGTAATGCCTTTGACAATACGGCCCCAAAACATAAGTTGGAATAAGTTCCAAATAAACTCAATCGCGCCGCTAAATATTTGTTTGACACCTTCCCACATTTTCGAGAAGTCGCCGGTAAATATACCGGTGAATATTTTAACGCCGCCTATGATTACGTTAAGTCCGCCTTGAATCACGCCTTTTATGTTTTCCCACACCATAGTCACGATTTTTAGAACTAACTTAAAGGCCGTTCCAATTATCGTGGTGATGACTGGCATAACTGCGGAAACGATGCCATGTATAACATTAATTGCGTTTTTTATTGCTTCCATTACTTGCGCGCCGTCTTGTTCCCAAAACTGGCGAATCTTCATGAACATATCTATAAAGAAATCACGGACCGCGTTAATTGCCGGGGTGATTATATTCATGAAATTATTATAAATCGATTGCGCAAATTGGACGATTGTCGGAATAAACGAAACGAATCGTTCAACTAAACTATTTACAATATTACGGAATGATTCAGACTTCGCATAAGCGGTCGTGAATACACCAATCAATGTTGTAATTACGCCGATTGTGATTCCGATTGGTCCAAATAGGAAACTAAATCGCTTCGCAAGTGCTGCAATTGCGCCACCTAGTCCGCCCTTACCAATGGCAAGGAATAACGGGGACACAATCTTAAGCAATGCGCCAAACTTAATCGCAAGGCCACCGGCTATAGATAAGACGGGACCAGCTGCGACGGCTATGCCGACAAGACTGCCGATAAGTTTCTGTTGACTACCGTCTAAGTTAACGAACCATGTAACCGCCGAACGAATCGCGTTAACTACCTTCGTAAAGGCTTCACCAATGACTTCACCAGTACGCTGCGCCCAAGAAATAACCGCTTCGGACTTTAAGACTTCGATAAAGTCAGCGATTGCGGATTTCGATTCTTGGAATACACCGCCGAGAATGTTCTCGCCAATGATACCGACATACGCTTTAGTATTATCGACCATACCGGCGAATGATTCAGAATAAGCGCCAGCCATACCGCCGGCGAATCCTTCCATAACGTCTAGGAAGGTCGCAGCGTCGACTTCACCGTTTGTCACCATCTCACGAAAGGCTTCTTGACTTACGCCATAATGTTCGGCCATCGCGTTCGAGAATCCCGGCATACCTTCCTCAATCATGTTAAGATTTTCGGTCATCAGTTTACCGGAACCTTGTACACGGTTGAATATCATGGCCATATCAGAAACGGGACGATTCGCACCGACGGCGGCGTCACCGACTAGCTTGATATAGCGCTCTAGTTCCGCGCCTTCTTCCACACCAGCAGCAAGCGCACCGGCAGCGACCGAAGTACCTTCGGCCATTGTAGTCATACCGCCTTCAATCGCGCTTGTGACTTGTTCAGATATTCGACCAACTTCTTCGGTCGAATAGCCCAGCCCTTTCAATTGCGCTTGTGCGCTATCTAGGCCGACTAATCTATCCCAGCCAAATGCGGCTGTTAGTGTTCCAACGGCAGCAACGGCCCCGGCTACTGGTACAGTGATAGAACGTGTCAATGTAGAACCAACGCTTTGCATCTTAGTTCCCACGCCGATAATCTTGTCGCCGGTAACGTCTAATTGTTTACCAATTTTCGTCCACGAAGAATTAGCGATTCGCTGTTCTTTATTGAAGTTCGCTAAATCTTGACGCGCACTTTCGACGACACGGCTAAGGTTGTTATATTGCGCCTCTTGATTGTTCAGCGCTCTAAGTGCTTTTTGTGCCTCCTCGGACGATTCGCCGTGCGCTTCGACCATCAGCTCGTATTTATCCCGGGCGTTATCTACTGCGCGGCCTTGTGCGTCAAGTTTCTTTTCAAGACCTGTTAAGCGCGTTTCATATTTCGCTGTGGACCTTTCGGCTCTATCAAACACGGACATATTTTTCCGCATTTCCGAGTTAATTGTGGATATTTCACTTTTAACTTGCTTCGCGCCTTTGGTTACATTGGCGTAGTCCATATCTAACTTAATACTTAAGCCGGTTATACTATTGGCCATGTGCTTACCTCCTTTCTGAATTATTTACATCTTGTCAAGTATGCGTTCTGCCGCTGCATCATCATCGACGATGTTAATGCGTTTCTTCTTATCTTTGATAACGTCAACTAAGAAATGGAAGGGCATGTCTAAAACTTCGTTGATGTCCTTCCCTTCATTTACAAGGTCGCGCACGACCTCCCGCATATCGTCTATCATGTCTTGATAAGTCATCGGCGTTTGATTACTTATTTCAGCATCTTGTCCAGTTTCTTTTTTCTTTCTTCGTCCATCTTGCCTTGTGCGACAAACTCAACTTGTTCGCGTAATTCTGTTACTGCGTCCGGTGAGTGTAGACGGTCGATAATGTCTTCACGTTTGAACTGGCCGTTATAAATTTCTGTCACCATGTCCATTAATACGTTAAGAGCTTCTGATTCTGGCGTGTCCGGGTCGTCTGCTTTTGCTAATGTGTCTAATGAAGAATAGACCAAACGGAACGGGATAAAGTGCGGTGTGATATAAGTGTCGAAAATCGGTTCCGCATTTTCCTTTTGTACCTCGTCAATATTCTTTACTAATTGGATATAGTTTCTTGATAATTTACTCATTCTTAATTACTCCTTTTGTTATCTGAATTTTTAAATAATATGAATACAAATAAAAAAAGGTGTAGAAAAATATCTACACCTTAAATTATGAAGTTGTCGCCGATTCTAGCTTCCCCAATTGGTTGGGGTTCATTAGGGCGTGTCTGTCTCGCCTGCGCCTGGCTCTGCTGTGCCATCGCCGCTAGTGCTGCCAACTGTTGTTAAGTTGTCCACAATTTCTGCGATGTCGTAGTCTTCGCCTAATAGTTTTCTTAAGAACGCTTCGACTGAACCATTTTCAGAAGCGGAATCATAAACAAAACGACGTGTTTCATCATTAAGTCTAAACATTGCGATTCCTTCGGAAGTTTCTTCTGTCCATTCGTAGTCGTCTTCTTCCTGTTGGGCTTCACTGTTTGGCTCGTTAAATACAACGCGTGGGAATCCGTAAAGTTTGAATGTTCCGTCTTTGCGTTCGTGTTTGAACCAAAAAGCAACTTCTGTCAATGTTTGATTTTTAAGTTCCGGCACGATGCCGTCTTCGTCCGGTTCTTGACCGAATAATAGTTCTGATACTTCCGGACCGAACGCGTGCATTAATAGACTGATTGTTCTTTGTCCGTTGCTTCGGCCGGATTCAATTTCCATACCGTCAGCGTAAGCGACTTTCGGTTCCCCACTTGATTCACTTGAAACGGATTTGACACCGCGAGTTAATAGTGCGTCGCCGTATTCTGTCCCTCTTTCGTTTGATTCTTCAATTTTCGCAAATCCAACATTTCTCACGTTAACGAACGCCTTCGGCGCGTTTGCATGTTTTACTGCCATAATTTATCTACTCCTTTTTTATATGTTCCTTCGAATCTTTGCGCATAATGAAAGACCTTATATTCGTCGTCGAACTCGTCCACACCGCCGCGCACTTTCCATCTGAAACGATTCAGCATTACGTCGCGAATCGCTGCGTTAACCTTAAGCCAATCGTTATAACTGGCCGCTGGCGCAAAAACTGCGATTTGAGTTAAATGTTCTTCCGTGTGTGCCTCACCGTCGTAATATAGATAAGGCATCGGGACATCTAACATATCAATGTAAATGATAATATCGCGTTGCATCGCGCTTTGTTCGGGTACGCGGTATGTGTAGAAGTTCGCTTCGTCCACAAGGTTTTTTATTACTGCATTTTCTAATAGGGCGTTTCTGATAATCTCGCGCATCATGCCGCCCCCTTTTCTAGTTCTCTTTTGATTGTCTTGAAATATCGTTTTTCAATATTTTTAATCGTTTTCGCGATTGCACCTTTAAGCGGCGGATTCGGATTCTTAACAGTGCCGAACTCGTTAATGTGTATTAAACGATAACGATTATCTTTACCGCGCCACTGCACAACATAATAGCGTTCGCCGTTCTTGCCGGTTTTCGGCCCGGCGAGTTCTGCTTCCGCTTCCGTCGCGCCCGTTCTATACTTACCAGGCACCGCGCCGATTGCTCGTTTCAACTCGGTTAAGAACATTTCAGCGGCTTTTTTCAGCGCTCTATCGCTAAGCCTTCGCATATGTTTGTTACCGAATTTCTTTTCGATTTCTTTCAGCACTGCGTCGGTACCTTTAACTTCGATATTGGCCATAGGCTGCACCTACTATCTTTATCTCACCTGGACCGTTTGGCGCGATGGTTTGGATTTCAAACTTTTTATTTATATAAAGCGCTTCGTCCACAATGAAATAATGCGTATTATCGGGCGTATAGTCCGGAATCGGGTTATATATAAGAATCGTGACCGCGGCTTCTAAGCCGGTTGTGTCTAGCGTTTCATAATCTTTCATTGACGATTGGTAAAGTTCAGCCATACAAAAGAAAAGTTCTTCCCCTTCCGTGTTACCGGTTGGGATAAAACTTTCCTTCGCTGGGCTGTAAAAAGTGGTCGGCGTGCGTTTGTCTGATGCTTCCGAATCGGGCCGTTTATAGCCTATATTCCTAACCATCAGCCTCACCGCTTTCAGTTCCGACCAAATCTAGGTTTTTTAAACTGAACGCCACCACAAGGGACATATAGGCGTCGTCGAAGTATTCCAGCGCATTATTATAGTCAAATCTTGCGCGGTTATATACAAGTTCGGCCCCGTCCCTGTCGTCGTCCATATCAAAGTCCCCACATTTACCACTAATAAAATCATATGATGATTGAAGCAACGATTTTATTAAATCATCTTCATGACTATGATAGACACGTAATCTTTTCTTTAAGATTTTTAAATGGTCATCTTTGATATTCGCCATGTGTCAACACCTCCAATTATTCAGAAGGCGCTTCATCACTTCCGGCGCCTTCTAGCGCCTCTAATCTTGCGATAATATCTTCATATTGGGCTTTTGTGCCAAATCCATCAGCACCAGGCTCGCCAGGTTGTCCCGGGTCACCTTGTGGACCTGGTTTCCCGTCTTCGCCTGGGTCCCCTTTCGGTCCTTGCTTGCCAGCCACGTCGATAAGGTCATGCATATCTTGCTCGGTTACGACATGACCTTCGACTAGACGGTTTTTTAATTCTGTCTTATTTGCCATCTGTTAGCCTCCTATCACAAAGTTATTTCCGATTTCGGCTTCCCCTATCCCACCGGGTGAATTAGGGAGTGTCTGCGCCTTCTTCTAATGATGGAACGCCGTCAATGTCTAAGTCATAAAGCGCAGCCGCTTTATTATCAACTGGCATACCGTGTGCGAAGTGTTTAGTGATAAACACGTCTGCGTCTTCAAGTGCGAGTGTTTGGTCATAGCGTTTAATGTCGACTGAACCAGTGTTCACTGCTTCATATCTATCGTTTACAAACGCGAGTAATTGACCTTGTGGCACTTGGTCAGTTGCCACGACGCGAATGTTATAAGGTAAGTTAGTCACCCACTGGCCGTTAGCTGTTTGCACTGTATATTGTGACTGCACCATAAATTGGTCTGCTGGTGACACTGCGAAAACAACTTTGCCCGCAACATTGACCGGGTTCCCGTTTTCTTTAACGGATAGAGTAGTCATAACGCCAGCAAGTTCTTGCGCTGTTGTGCGCATATCTGCAAACGTTAGCGTGCCGCTTACTGGTTTATCCGTTACGCTTGTGATGTTGCCATCATCATCTTTGACCGCGTCTTTCATAAGTCCGATTGGTTCGTGTGCGCTTGTGCCGCGTCCTTTAACGACACCATATTCAAGTGCGACCGCGATTGCTTCCGCTAATTGTTCACGGACAAAACGCTCTACCCAGCGTGGACCAAATTCAAGTAAATCTTTTGGTACAACTGCGAACGCTGTTAATTTATTTTGTGAGAAGTTAACTTCACGGAAGTTCGCATCGATTTGGCCTTGAATCTTATTAAAGATTTCGCCCCATACTGCCTGGCCTTCTCTATCCGCTAAGATTAAGCGTGTATTGATGCCGGACACTTTGAAGTTAATCTCGTTTAAGATTGGGCGTGAAAGTTGCGCATCTTCGAATACTCTTTCGATAATTGTTTCCGGAATGATTGAACCTTCTTTATAAGTTTCAGTGTCCGGATTCACTAATTCATTAATGAACTTACGTTCTTCTGCTGTGAGTGGATTTTGACCACGTGCGATTGCGATGTTTGTATCATCTGTACCGCGTCTAGCTTCTTGCTTCGCTTGGTCCATGATGTCGTTCTTAATCATTTCTGAATACTGTGTCATGTATTCACCTTGTGCCGCTTCAATCTTTTCGCTGTCTGCACCTTCTTCCACAAGGTTTAAATAATTCTGTCGTGCGTTTTCTACATTTTCTTTAATGTCTTGACCAAATGTAATTGCCATAATTTAAAAACTCCTTTTTAGAAATATAATTTTCTGCCCTTGTTTTGCGGGCTGTCTGATTCCGTTTGTTGTTCTTCTGATTCTTCATCTGAATCATCTTCGTTAGATTCCTCTAACTTCTTAACGCGGTCGTCGACGTCCCCCAACTTCTCAACGATTTCGTCGAGTTTTTCTTCTAGCGTTTCGTCGGGTTCTTTTGGTTCGACTGGCTCGTCTTCTTCGTTCTCAATCAAATCATTTAAGATGCTTTGATTTTGTTTGAGTAAAGCAACGATTTTGTCTTTTGACATATTGTCCACACCACCTTTCTCGTCGGATTCTTCGACGGCTTTCTTACTTGATTTCTCGTCGGCAAATCCTTTTTTGACCGCTTCCGATGCTGTGAACCATTTCTCACTTTTGACAAAGTCGATAATTTCTTCGCGTTCTAGTCCGGTACGCTCGGCATAAATGTCGATAATCGATTCATCAATGGCCATTAAAGCGTTCAATGTCTTTTGAATATCGTTTTTATTACCGAACGCGAACGTGGACGCCTCATGCACCATCATGTTGGCGCCTGTGCGAATAACAATTTTGTCGGCCGCCATTGCAATCAATGAAGCAGCGGAAGCGGCCAGGGCTGTAACCTCGACCGTTACGTGGCTTTTCAATCCTTTAAGGTAGTTATAAATTTCTACACCTTGAAAGACATCACCGCCGCCACTATTCAGCCTTATAATGATGTTCTTATCGACGTCGTCCAATGCCTCGCGGACATCTTTCGCGTTGATAGTTTGGTCATTAAAAAAACCGCCCTCGCTTACAACGCCGGACAGTGTCAAAATGTGATTCTCTTTCGTGTCTTCATTTTTAAAAACGGGTGTCACGTTATGAATCTTATTCAGTTGGTTCTTCTGATTCGCTATTGTTCTCACCTCCTTCGGAATCCTCCACATGCTCGTAATTCTTAGTCATTACGTGGCGTTCCATTTCCGGGTCGTCCTTACGCTCGTCGCCAAACATTTCGCGAATGTCATTCGGTGAATATGTTCGACTTGCGATAAGTTTGTCGGCCGCCTCGGCGTGTTTAAGTGGATTCATCTTATTAATGCCGATAATCTTCACGCGTTTACCGCCTAAGTATTCGGCCTGTGTGAAAAACTTCGCGTTCAATTCATCAGCAATTTTCTTCATCAATGGTTCAATACAAAACGTGATATATGCATCAATTGATTTTTCGATGTCTGCGACATCACCGTGTATCAAGTTGACGGGTATACCGAGCATCTTCGCCACGTCGCTCGTCAAATCTCGCTTTATCCCTACCAAATCCTTCACAGATTCGTCTTTATTTGTATTCGAGGGTGTTAGGTCCTCAAACTCGATTCCCTCCGTCAGCGGCGCATATGCGACGCTCTTGTCCTCGAATATTTTGGAAAGCTGTTCGACTTGTGCTTTTTGACGTTCAAATGCTTCTTTTGATAAGTTACCGCCGTCTTTAAAACGATAGTAACCGCGCAACTGATTGGCGCGCATTGAATTATCCATCATCTGTCCAAATAGTCGACCATAGTCTTTATATAGGTCGTCCACAAAGGAACTTAAGCGCTCATTGTTATAAGTCATATAAACCACTTCGCTCATTGTGAAGTTACGATTATATTCGTAATCTTTGACCACAACGTGACGGAATATATCATCATATAAAGCACTTTCAACGCGTTCAAAGTCGTCGGCGACTACCAAGTCGTCAGTGTCCGTTTTAATGATTAAAACTTCATTATCAATAATTAGACGCTGTATGATATGTTGCCAAAAGTCTGCCGCGCTCGAATCTGTATTCGGGCGGACGTTCAACTTATAATGCAATGTGTCCCGCATCACTTTGGAATTATCCATAACACGGAACTCACTATTTGAGATGGAACGCGCTATATAGTTGACACATATATTAAGCGCGAGCCGCTTAAGATATACTCGGTTAGTCGTGTCGACGAGAACCATTTCAGATAAAAGTTGCTTATTTGAACCGCGTTTAAAGAAATTTAAAATATTCACACTGCCTCACCACTCCTTTCTTTTTCGACTTCCACAAAGAATCATTAGCCGAGTAACTTATCTAAGAAGTCCATCGATTCGCCAATATCTTGGCCAAGAACTTCGTCGGTACGATACAAGGCATGTAAAAAGGCATGAAAACCATCGGTTTTACGCCTTACGGGGTCCTTCTTGATATATTCTTTGTTTCCATCTTTTTTAATCTTGACGGCTGTGTTATTGGTATACCAGCGCATCAGCGGATTATCGCCCCAAACTACTTGACGATTTGAGAAAATCGTTTCAACGCGGGGCGCGAGTTGTGCGTGGATTGAAGGCATATAATTAAGCGATTCGATTTCGAATCCTGCATCTTGAAACGCTGGCCGGGTAATGTCATAGCGGAAGCGGTCGACCATAACTTTCTTGACCTTGATGTTATATTTCTTCGCTTCCTTTTCTACCCAATCACTAAGCGCTTCGGGTGGAATCGTCGGCGCGTCTATGATAGTTAAATAACCCTTGTCGGCCCACTCGTCAATCGGTGGCCCTAAGCTCACTTTGTCTAAAAACTCGCGCCGTGCGAAGCTGTGCGTGTGCCACACGTAATCGTTATCCACACGGAATAAGAATCCAACGGCTGCAAAATCTCGGACACTTGCGTAATCGACGCCCACAATTGCCGCCCTATCTTTAAGCAGCGGCATTGGTCGACTGGCCGCTTGAATGTCTTCCCAGGTCGCCACGATTTTCTCGAGGTCTTCTTCCGGCATGTTCATGCGTTTAGTCATAAACTCGGCGCGGCTTGTGGAATCATATTCGAACTTATCAAAATCCGACTTAACTGTTATGAATAAGTTCATTCCGTAATCACTAACCGGCGCCTCAAACTGTGGATTGGCTTTCTGCCACAAGTCGGTATCGAAGACCTCTTTTTCATCGTCCAGCTTACATATGAACGGGAATAATCGGGACTGTGGAACTTCGCCTTCCAGTATGTTCTTAGCGGTTTTCTTCATTGTGTCAATGAATCCATCACGTAAGTAACCATCAGTACCGATGTAGAACGTTCTCGGCTGTGGGCGCTTACCTAGACCGCTTCGGAAAGTGTTCACCAGTTCCGCATTTTCGTATTCGTGAATCTCGTCAAAGATTACGAATCCATCACGTAAGCCGTCTTTCGTTTTCGCGCTTGACGTGTGATATTCATATTTCGACCGGGTCCCTTTCGAATCAATGCGTTTCTTAGTCGTTCTAAATGCTTTACTTAATAAGTCACTATCCACAATGGAATTGTACATTTCTTCGAACGACACCATCGCTTGATTTTCCGAGTTCGCCACAAGCGAACCGTTATATTCTCTTATCCCGTGCAATTCGGATATTAAGAAATGACTAACGCCAGTTATAAATCCATTCTTACCACCACCGCGGCCCATCATGATTAGAAATTCGTTATAATAGGCGCGATTCTGTGCATCGAAAAGGAATATAAAACTGATTAAAAACTTTTGAAATTCCTTTAACGGGAAGTACCACTTTTCTATAAACTGAATACAGTTCTCTATCATCTCGTTATCGAAATGAAGTTCCCCACTTTCGATTCGTGGAAATATTTCAGATTCTAGCAACTCGATAAGTTGAACACGCGCTTTGTTTAATATGATTTGTTTATCCTTGTGCATCTGAATATATTTCGTTACATGCTCGTTAATCATAGTAATTGACCGGCGTCGTATTCGTCGGCCTTAGCCTTCAATTCTTCGGCGTGTTCTAAGATATGTTTGTCGATGTCCTTCTTCAAGTTAATCAACTGCGCATTAATATTTTTCATGTCACTAATAAGCGGGTGGGATTTGACCGTGCTACCTGTAGTGGTTTGAACTACCACACTCGGGCCCTCATCGTCTATTACTTCCTGCATATCATTAAACAACTTAAGCAAGTTAACATATCTTTCAACTGCTTCCACCATCAAAGCGTTATCCGTGTCGATTTTGTCGTTTAGATACTGCGCAAGTCTGAAATCTATTTCTGCCATTATGTTCACCACCTTCAAAAAATATTTATTATATAATTGTTTAGTACGCGTGAAGGTTTTACTTTCAAATCTGCGGAATTGAATCCCCCTGCGCCGTTTCCCCGTACGAAATTTAAGTCCGTTTGGTTTAGGCCGGGGGTGTTCGTTTTTACTCGTTTTTGTCCTCCACACGTTTTAGGTCCTTTTCTACCTCGACCATTTTTGGCCGTTCTCTATTTTGGGCCTTTTTACCACTTTTCATCGTGTGACCACTTGTTCGTTTTTGGCGGTTTTGGCGGTCTGAATTGGAACCGTCCTTCCGCCTTGTTGTGACACTTGATGCATAGCGTTTCGAGGTTGTCCATTTCGAGCGCTTTTTCCGGATTGTCTTTTAACGATTCGATATGGTGAATCTCTAAAACTTTGTGCTTATCCGGTTTATGTGCGAATGTCGTCACACGTCCATTACGTGCGCACTCTTGACACTCATAGTTATCGCGTTGCATCACAAGTCGTCTTGTGCGTTCCCACACCTTCGACTTATAGAACTTCATTCGTTCTTGTCTTGTGTCGTACAATCTGAATCACTTCCTTTTATCAATCAAATAAAAAAGCCACTCGAATATTATCGAGTGACTTCACACCACAAAAGGAAAGATTAAGGAAAGGATAATCTGTCTACACATAGAAACATATCAGTGTTAAGGAAGTAACAAGAATGTGCTTCCTATTTGATATATTTTCTATACTATCAATTTACATGAGTTATAACCGAACTTCTCTATGTTGGAAAGTTCGCTTTATATAATACTTACCCAGCCGATTTCTTTGGCTGTCTGCTGCATTATCTTATTACGTCGTCTAAGGACTGCATTACGACTAATGACCTTATCATCTGTCCGCTGCTTAGTCAGTTCGTGCGCGATGTCCTCCCACTCATACACTTCCACGTTATCGTCTAAGTAGCGACAATGTATTATGAATCGTTCTTCTTCGTTAGCCTGCTTATATATACTATCTATAGCGTCCACAATGTTCGATAGGTTATTATATAGCTCGTCCTTAGATAGCTTAATAACCTGTTGCTCTGTTGGCTTACTGATGGTGTTGGAACGTCCACCGCCTGTTGGTTCTTCTTTACTTTGATAGAGTAATTCAAATTCTCGGAATCGCTTTTGACGTTCTATCTGTGCATAGTTCCGCCAATACTCCTCTAACTTTGGAATGTCGTTCTTACCTAGTTTCAAACCTCGTCACCTCTTACTTATCGATTATCTGTCTTATTTCTAATTGGTACGGATAAAATCGCTTAGCGTTACCTTGCTTCCACACAAAAGCCTCTGAATAACTTAACGTTTTATACAACTGCTTATTATCTTTCGTGTTCACTACTTCATACTTTACGCCCACTCCTGCCACGTGCCTCCTTTGATATGCTTCGCTTGATAGTCCACCTTCTCTTTCTAAACTTTCTTCTGTTGGCGGATATAATATCGGTGGTCTGTCGAATGTTGTTCTTTCTGTATCAAAATCATCTATTTTACGCTTCATGCGTTCGTTCTCTGCTTTAATCTGTCTAAGTTTGACCAGTGCGTCGTATTCTTTTTTAAGTGCCTTGTTACGTGCTTCTGCATTCTCTATTGCGTAATCATAAACAGTCTTTTCCGGTCGTTTCCTCTTTCCTTCCACAATCACTATGATTAGTGTTATCACGAATAATAGTGATATGATTAGTCCTAACGCTAATGTCACGGCGCGCGCCTCCTATCTTTTATTGGTCGGTCCTTCGCTTTCGCTTAGTCCCTCGTCTTACACACTTCAATATCTCTTATGTCCTTCTAGTATCTCTTTTAGTACTTTTGGTATCTTTTAAATACTTTTAGTATCCTTTTGGTACTGTTACGTAAAATAGCTCTATCCACTGCCATTATAGGCTTTATTAGACTTTTAGTACTTTTGGTACTGTTTTTCTAAGGAATATACATATAGATACTTAATATACTATACCTGCCCAGGCGACCCAGCGGCGAATCTGCGTATCGCCGATGCTGCGGCCCATG